CCCATCTATTGTATGAAAAAACCTGTGCGGTGTTTGTTGCGACACAGTAGAAGCTAATTGTCTAAAACCTTTTGGTAACAAATTCCAACCAGATAAAAAGTTATCCACATTGTTTTCGAAATATTTACCATTCCAATAATAAAGATCATCGTCAACCTTCGCAACTTTTCCCATTACACGTCCGTTTGATCTCTGCAAACTGTTTGTATCGTTGGTTTGGAAATAAGAGTTTATTTTCATATCTTTTGTATTGATAATTCCTCGCATACTAGGATTCGATGTAGAATTATAATATAGTCTATTTGGAGCATTTTTAGGAACATGGAAAGTAATTTTTTGGCCAATCTGTTTTCCTGTATTATCAAGTAAAGGTGCGTCTACTATACCTTCGCTGTATTTTCCATAATACTGTCCTTCTTTCCAGTTTTTTAATGAACCATCAGCATTGACTTCGCCATCCGTAGTGATATAAAAAGATTGGTTATGTGCTCCAAAAATGTTAAATGTATATATTGTGCCTCTATCCAATGTCAGTTGTGGATTTTTTGTTCTGATTAATCTATTACTAGAAATCATCCAACTATCGGAGTTATCTAGTGTATTTGGTTGTACTTGATAAACCATTGGAATAGGTTTCGGGACTCCCATGCCTATGTCATCCCATACATTATCAGCGGCGTTCCACTGCAAAGATCTATTCGTATCTTCTGCATATATCAATTCGCCATCATATTTTCCGACAAATGGTACTCTTGGCAAAGAATTGACTCTCTTAAAGTCTATTACACTTGTCGGAATATATTTACTCTGAATATAACTAAAAAAGGTATTATCATCTTTAGGCAATTCAGTGTAAATATCTCGGATCTCATTATACAACAAAATAACCCAAGACAACCTAGCGTTATCATAATAAAATTCTGCAAGATCTTCGATAGTCTCTGTTGATTTAATAGTGTGGTAAAAATAAAAATTAGAATTGTTTCTATAAGAATCTATCGTATGAGCATGTCTAAAAATATTTTTCACAAGCACAGGCCTATTTTTTAAATCTATATCATACAAAATGTTAGGAATTTTATTAAACATCTTAATACCCTTCTAAAGCGTCTGTTTTCGTAACAAGTTGTACTTCTTGGAATTCTAAATTCAAACCAACTACCGATGGAGCAGAGTCACCATAATTATCTGCTTGAAGCATTGCAAATTGTCCTTCGCCTCCGTACTCAACATCGCAAGTCGTGCAAACTGCCGGTTTTATCTTATTCAGAAATTCTGTCGGGTTTCCATCTATCATATATTTTATCTCAAAATAATTTGGAGTATGAAATTTATTTCCCGATACTGTCAACGATGGCAACATCTGAGATCTAAACCATCGAATCATATCTCTAATCATCACAGATTCTTCTTGACTTTTTGGCAAAAACTGATATGAATATGAAAATGTTCTAAATTCAACACCTTTAAACAAAACATGACGGTTCGCAGAACCAACACCACCACCGATTGCTTGTTGTCCAACTTGTAGAGCTTCCACCTGTTCTGTGGCAGATAGAACCAAGTCTTTTGTACCACCCAAAACATTGCTCAAAAGACTGCCAGTACCAATTCCTAGAAAACTACCATCGGTATCAGTATTATCCAATCTATTAGCAGACAAACTCGTCGCAGTGCCACCAGATGTTCCTTCAAAATTACTTTTAGATTGCATTGACAATTTTTCTGGAATGTACAACATAGCACATCCTTCATGCGCCAAATTTCCCGATTGGGCAAAATTTCCAGTACCCTGACCCTCGCCCATGCCACTATACGCGCCAGATTGCGCTGTGCCAGTCCGTGTTCCTTGAGTGACCGAGGTTTGGTTTCTTTGTATCTGAGCCCTGCTCTTGGTATTTGTCTGAACTTTGGTATAACCAGCGACACCATTAGAATATGCATTAAATTCTATCCAATCGTTAGTACCGACTTCTCCCAAACTGGATGGATACATAAAATCATTTTTCGATGCCATCTTTAAAAAACTCCTAAATAGTTAAATATATTTATAAAGGTTTTTTTTAATGAAATGAAAAGATTTACATATAAGGGAAAATATAATCCAGAACACCCAAAAAAATATATCGGAAATGTTAAAAATATCGTTTATCGGTCTATGTGGGAACGAAGATTTATGAAATATTGTGACACAAATATTAATGTATTGAAGTGGTCAAGCGAAGAATTAGTGATACCATATTTTTCGCCAGTTGATAGGAAAATGCATAGATATTATCCAGACTTTTTGATAACAGTATCTAATAAAGATGGAATACATAAAACAATAGTGGTAGAAGTAAAACCAAAAAGAGAATGTAAAGCACCAAAAAAGAAAACAAAAATAACTCCCAGATATCTAACCGAAATGAAAACATGGAGCGTCAACGAAGCAAAGTGGAAATATGCAAAAGAATTTTGTAAAGATAGAGGATGGGAATTTAAGATTGTAACAGAGGACCATGTAGGAAGATAATGACAGTAAATTTTACACCACTATTAAAAAGATTAGCGGCAAAGGGCGTGAAACCCAATACGACCGCAGCCAGAGAATGGTTTCGCAAAAAAGTGCGAGATACTAGGATAAACAGACAGAAGCTTATGAACGCGACTGACAGAGCTGCATCTATGCCTAGAACTGGATTTATGTATTGTTATTCTTATGATCCAAAACACAAAAAGAAATTAGAATATTATGATGAATTTCCATTGATATTTGTGGTAGAACCGGCAAAAGGTGGATTTATAGGAATCAATTTACATTATGTTTCCCCTAGAAATAGAATAATGATAATGGATGCCCTCACACGAATCACCACAGACAAAAAATATAATTCACAAACAAAACTGGCAATGTCCTATAATATTTTGAAAAGTCTGTCTAAATACAATATGATACAACCATGTCTAAAAAGATATCTGTATAGTCAAGTGAAATCTAATTTTGTAAAAATAGACGCAAACGAATGGGACATTGCAATATTTCTGCCTGTTCAAAAATTTAGAAAGGCGCCAGCATCGCAAGTTTGGTCTGAGAGCGCAAGGAGAAGTTAAATGGCTAATGTGCAAAATTTTGTTTCGGAAATTTCACAATCTGGGATTACGAAAGCAAACAGATATGAATTGGTATTTACGGCACCCAGTATGAAAAATTTGGTAACTGCCGGAGACAATGCAAAAATTCAAAATTCATTAAGATATAGAGTTGCATCAGTTTCCTTACCTAGTAAATCTCTTGCTACGACTGAAACGAAAATATACGGCCCCGTAAGAAAAGCACCATACACCACAACATATGAAGATTTGAATATCAGTATATATTTAAGCGAAGATTTATCAGAAAGATCATTTTTCGAAGATTGGATGCATTATGTAATTGATTATGACACGAACAGAGTTAGATATTTCAAAGATTATTCTTCTAGTGATTTGAAACTAATAACATATGGCGAATCTGGGCAAAAAACACACGAATTCGAATTTGAAGGAGCTTATCCGATTTCTATAGGCGAAATTCAATATGCATATGCAAATGATGATCTCGCGCAGATTCAAATAGGAATTGCATATAGAAGATATATATCGACAGATTCTAAATCAAGAAAAAATAGTGAAGCTGAAAGAGAACAAAAAAATAGAATCGACTCTGTCTTGGGGAGAGCGGAGTATGGTAATACTGGTTCAAGGGCAAATACTTTCCTCGGACTATAAATCAAGATAAATAATTAAAAATGAATTGAAAAGGCAAATTATGTTACCACGAATAGATATACCGACATATGATATAGAATTACCGTCAACAAAAACGAATTATAAATTTCGACCCTTTTTGATAAAAGAAGAGAAAATTCTGTTGATGGCCCAAACGGGCGATGATATGAATGAAAAAATTGAAGCAGTCAAACAGATTATTCGAAACTGTATAATTCAAGATATAGATGTAGAATCATTATCGACATTTGATATAGAATATATTTTCATAAAACTGAGGGCAAAATCAATAGGAAATGTTCTCAATTTGAGTTATACACATACAGGGTGTCCAGAGAATGAGGGAGAGTCTACAGAAATACCATTTGTTTTAGATTTGGAAAATGTTGAGGTTTCCTATGCAAATGGCGATCACCATTCTAATAAAATACAATTGACAGAAGATATTGGAATGATGATGAAATACCCTAATTTTGAAATAATGAATCAAATGGGCCAAAGCGAAAGTTTTGAAGATATTGTCGGTGTTGTCAGTAGTTGTATTGAAATAATTTATCAGGGAGATGAGGTTTTTAATACATCCGATCACCCAATATCAGAAGTAATGGATTTTGTAGAAAGTTTGACACAGGATCAATTTGAAAAAATAAATAAATTTTTTGAAGATATGCCTGAAGCAGAAGCCGAATGCCAAGTCAAATGTAAAAAATGTGGATTTGAAAAGACAGTGAGGGTGAAAGGAATCACCGATTTTTTTTCATAGGCCTTAGTCACGAATCCCTAGTGACTATGTATAGAAATAATTTTGCATTAATGCAACATCATAAATATAGTTTAACAGAACTAGAAAATATGATACCGTGGGAAAGAGAAATATATATTGGTTTATTAATGGAATATGTGAAAGAGGAAGAAAACAAAAGATAATAATCAATAAGGAAAAATTTCGATGGAAAAACAACTAGAAAAAGACTCCAAATATGCCTACCTAGATCGAGACCATGATGGCATAGTTAGTGACGAGGAAATGGCAATGGAAAAACAAATGATAGAATTGGCCGACATGAAATCGGACATGGAAAATGAAGATAAGAAACAAGATGCACAAAGACATATGGCATGGTTTGCTCTATGGGGAATGTTGTTGTATCCGTTTGCAGTTGTATTAGCAGAGTGGATAGGACTTGTTAAGGCAAGTTCAATTCTGGGAGATATGGCTCCAACATATTTTGTATCGGTTGCAGCAATAGTCGCATCGTTCTATGCGAAAGAAGTAATGGGTAAAAAGTAAAATGGTTGCTACAATTGCTGAAAATCTTAGAAGACAAAACGGCGCAATAAATGAAAATTTATTGCAACAATTTCGTAACGCAGAAGAAAATATTTCTGGGGATGCTGGAACTCGAGCAGCTTTCAAACAGTTACAAGAAATTATGTCAGACAGGAATGACAACTCTATAGAATCAAATAAACTCGCAAAACAAAGATTAGAGTTTATGGAAAATCAAATAAAGAATAATCGAAATCTGAATGATGAAGATAGAGGATATTTTGAGCAATTAATCAAACAGAGTAAAATGAGCGCTGAGGCAAATTTAGGACTCAAAAATAAAGCCAGTGAACTTGCAAGTGTGGGCCTTGAAAAGGGTATAGATTCTATTGGCGGCGCCATAGCAGGAACATTATCTAGTAGTCCACTCTTAGCGTTAGGAGTGAACGCAATCGGCGCCAAACTTGGTGAAATGCGACAACAAAGAAAACAAAACAAAGCAGAGTCAGAACAAAAAGCTAAACAAGCAGAAGATGATGCACTACAAGAACAAAGAGAAGTAGACTTTCTAAAAAACAAAATTAAAAATGAAGATATATTAGCGGATGTAGAAAAAGAAGCAGCATTTAATGCGTTAGAAACAGAAGAGGAACGGGCTGCATTTCTGGACAGACAAAAAGAGGCCTTTGTAAGACAAAAGAAATCTGAAAAACTGAAATCAGATGCAGCGGCCGCGTCTGCAAAGGAAGAAAAAGATCTAAGAGATAAATTTGGATTAGATAGCGTTACATCCCGTTCAAATGACAATACCGGCGGATCTTTGGATATAGAAAGAGAAAGAGAATCTGCTCGGATTGCGACTAGGTCTGCCGAAGGCGATGAAGATGGATTAATAAGTGTAGATAAGATAGAGAAAAAATTAGACGAAATCAAAAATGTATTGGAATATGCGCTTATAGACAACCCACCATATCTAAAACATGTCCAAGATGGTGTTGGCAATCTAGTAGAAGTCGCAGAAGACGATAGCCCAAGTTCGTTAGAAATAGAAAATAAAAGAGAAGAGTCCAGACACAACAAAAAATTATTGAAACTATTAGGTGCTGCTAGTGGGGGTAGTGGTCTAGTAGGAGAAAAATCAAAAGAAGATTCTGGGTTCATAGGTACGGCATTAGCGTCTATTGCAAGTATCGGTGGAATGGCAGCGATTGGTAAAATTATAATGAAATTTTTACCAAAAATGGCAGCAATACTCGGCGGCGCAGGTATGTTGGGGCAAATCGGTGGATTGTTTGGTATTAATAAAGAATCATTAGATGATGCAAAATTTGCTAGAGATCGCAAAGAGGCTGAAAAAGAAAATAAAAGATTCGATAGAAAACAAAATCAGAATAACGCTAGGAGATCTGGCAAATTTGGAAATATGTTTAAAAATGCAAAAGGCGTTGCGGGCAATGCATTGTCTAAAGCAGGCCCGTTGGCGAGAGGTGCTTTGGGACTGACAGCATCTTTGCCGTTCACATCTGCGGCTGCAATCATGACTCCAACTCAAATGGCAGACGGCACAAAACCAATAGACATTGGGCCCGATGAATTAGCACAAATCAAAGAGAATGAAAAATTAATATCATCAGAGAATAGTAAAGTTAAAAACACAGCAGTAAACAATTTAAATGCAAATACTAATGCAGCTCCAAGTCTAAAACCGGCTGCAAGCGTACCACCAATAAATCCTGCAAACACAAAACTAGGCGGTGCTGCAAAAGTTTTAAACAAGAAACTATTAACAAAATCTACAGGTAAAGCAGTTGGCAAATTATTGGTAAAACAAATACCTTTAATTGGCGCATTTGCCGGGGCAGGGTTTGCATTAGATAAATTGTGGAAAGGTGATTGGGCCGGCGGGCTGACTGAGACAGTGGGAATATTCGCTCCATCTGTATCTGGATTGCCCCTTGATATCGCTGCAATGGCGCAAGAAGTATACAATGATATGTTTGGAACAAACGAAAATCCATTCCCCTTTGCGAGAGATGCGGCCTCTGGCAGTCCCAATTTTAAATCTGCATATGAACAAATAATGACAGCAGTTACAGATGCATATAAAACTGCCAGAGACAAATTGGTAAGCAAAGCAGAAGAACAAGAAGAAAAAGAAATCCTAAAACCAAGAGTAAGAAAAGGAGAAATGTCAATGTCTGGCGCGGCGGGCGTTTCGGGCGGCGCAAGAGTACCAATGACAACCGCAAGTAATACCGATGCACCGCCGACCAAAGAGTTTACTTCTCTAGTAAAAATGAAATCGGGCGGGCCCATGAAAAGTTTGACCAGAGACGAAATAAATCAGGGTGTGGAAGATGGAACCATTACTCCTTTCCAATCAAGGAAGGCTTTGAAAATCTTATCCGCCAAGGAAGATAGAGATGCGGTTTCTCCATCAAATAATCAAGTTGTGACAAAACTCAATACCGCCAATTCATTAAAAGATAGTGCATTGAAAAAAGAGAATCAATCAACTAATGCAATCGCAGTTGCAAATAATGGAAATACTACAATGAATAATTCTGGAAATACTAGTGTGGTGAATAATACCACAAAGTTTGATGGTGTGCGGAATCCAGATAGGTCCGCACAATCTGTTGCATATGCAAATGGATTAGGTTCAAATATTAACTGGTAGTATTTGTATTTTCTCTAATTTCTGATAGTTCCATCATAAGTTTTTTTGCTTGTACATGATATCCCTGTCGGGCCAATTCTGAGGCCGCTCTTGCATATCCTACCGTTAGAAAAAACCGTTCAAATCGTTTCCAAATTCTTGACATTACACCGTCAAACGACACAGTGGATTCGCCTACCAATTCCATGTAGGTTGTAAATTGTTGTTGAGCCATTATACCCAACCTCTTAAATTGGTATTGTGATTGGGGTGACGAACTGGCGATGCGCCGAATTGTGTCTTACGTGCCATGTCCAACAAAACCATGTCATAACCTTCTTGACCTAAACGTCTGAT